TTGAACTTCTCGTCGTAGTCTCGCTCACCATGCTCCATCATCCCACCCTGAGGCTCTTCACTGCGCTGCTGTAACAACTGCTGCATCATCTGGCGCAGTTCGCTGTCATCATACGATGTTACCTGAGCACCTTCCGCGCTCTTGGACGGTTCAGACGGCTTCTGTGCAGCTGCGAGACCCTTCTGGTACTCGATGATCTTGTCGAGCGCCTCTACTTTGCTGTCCCTCTCACGCATCATGCCGTCCACCACAGCCTTGTACTGCTCCAGCTGCGCTCCGAGTTCCTGCGCTTCCGCTTTCGCGATGGACAGTATCGAGTCAGCACGCGCCGTCTGTGTCTCGACGGCAACACGCTGAGCATCGAGGACAAGCTCGCGTTCCTTGATGTCCAACTCGCGATTCTTCAGCACCCTGTCCAGCTGTTCCAGTTGCAGGCGACGGTCCCTCTCCGCACTCTCCATCTGTAAACGCGCCTGTTCCACCTGAGCGAGCATCATTCGCGCCTGTCCTGCGAGGTCTTGTGGCTGCTGTTGAGGCTGCTGAGCTTGCTGCACCATCTGGTCGATAACAGCAAGCATCTCCTCCTTGTCCGTCATCGACGAGTTCGTGTAGATGCTCTTCAGCAACAGCCAGTACGCAGGACTCGCTGGTGGGACGGTCGAGAGCAACTGAGTCAACTGCGTCTGCTCGAACTCCCGCGCCATAATGCCCATCGTCGAGTGAACAGCGAACTTGTAGTCCTGCACCGGGTATCTATCCGGCGCGAACTGCATGTACCGCCACAGCGACTTCCTCACCATCGGGTCGAGGAACTGTCGCTCGATGTTCTGCATCGTGCGTTTCGTCCTCTTCACCATCCCGGCGACAATCATCGACATCCCACTTGCCGTCTGGTTACGAGGAGATGCGCCGACGGGTGTAGCGCTGTCCATCGCGCCGGTTCCCATCTGAATCATGCGTTCTAGGTCGCCCGTCCAGCGGTACGTTTGCAGGTCTGGGCTCGTGAACTTGAATTCTCGAATCGCCGCGTTCGGGTCGCCGTTGAGGAATATGTTCTTACCGGGACGTATCTGGAATGATTCACCACGCGGTATCGCAGTTGCGTCAATCGCGAGCATCGGGAACGTGGACATCGCAAGCGTGTCCATCCGCGCTCGCAACTCCGCGTCAAGAGCCTTCTGCGGGTTGTATCCCTTCTCTACAACCCCTCGTCCCCAGAACCGATTCGGTACTGTGTCGTGCTGGTACGCAATGATGCTCCTGTCGCGCATCAAGTACGGGTTCTCGGACGCCTTTAGCACAACGGAGTCGTTGCAAATCGTCACAACGGCTTCAACGAGGTCCAAGTCGTCCGTCTCGCCGTTCTCCAGTGTCTCTTCGATGCTCTCCGCGTCCTCGACACGCTCAACTAGCAACGACGCCGGCACCTTACCGTGGTACTCGACAATCTTCACGTCATCCGTGTCGTACATCGTACGTAGCTCACCCCGTTCCGCATACGACGGGTGGTCAGTGGAGTCGCCAAGTTGTACGTCACGGTAGAAGCCCTGTTGCTGCTTCTCGATGATGAGGTGTCGCGGCATCCAGAGGACGTGCGCGCATCCGAGTGCTTCATCAATGTTGCGCGCAGACGGGTCAATGACGAACGAGGTCGGTTCGATTGGCACGACCTTGATAACGACGGTTTCGTTATCTCGTCTCTCTGGGCGAGAGGCGTAAGTACCTGGGATCTGGGCACTTTCTATGGTCGGCAGGTTCTCAACGTCGATGACAATCTTCGCAATCCCGGTCCCGTACAGTGCGCCATTCAGGAACGTCTCTGTCACCGCACTCGGAACCCTCGCCAGCTCGTAGTCTTCAAGTAACTGACGCAATGCCATCGCGACATCGTTCTTCTCTTGGTCCATGATGTCGTCGGACACGTCAATCCACCGACCACGGCCAAATGTCGCCTCTTCCAACTCGGCAACCGTCGCTTCAACCGCTTGTTGTGTCGCAGGAGAGATGAGCTTCGACCGCTCACTCTGTCGATTCTTGTCTGCCTCCGTCCATACACCCCGCCAGAGTCGATAGTATTCGTCCCACTTGTCCTTGAAGTTCGTGTCGCGGTGTGTTTCCCACTCATCGACGCGCGACATGATCCACGAGACTAGTCTATCGGGATTGTCGCTGTAGTCTTTCTCGCTCATTTACACTCCAAGGCGTCAGTAACCGGATACAGCATCCAACGGGCGCCACTCGTCTTCACTATCGATGTCAGAAGTGTAGATGACCTTCGCAATCTGGTCTATGTATGCAAGCGCGTCGAGCAGGTCATCGTGGGCCAATGGGTTCGGGAAGTCCATCGCCTGTCCTACGAGGTGTTTCAGATACTCGCCCTCGTTGAACGTGAGCCGTCCGTGTTGCAATCGGCCCTGAAGAGCCCACGTGATCCGGTCAATCTTCCGCTGCCCACCGTGCGATACGTCCATGATCCGTGGAAACACGCCGATCCGCCGCATCTGGTCGTGTAAGTACGGCTGAATCGCGTTGTGTAGAGCGCCCTTCTCGATACCAATTGCAACAGGACGCACCTTCTGCGCCTCCCGCAGTATCCGGACGCTCGTCTCGCGTACATCCCACCGCCCATGGACGATGTCACGCACCCACCATCCAGCTGGGGATACCTTGACGATTGCAATCGCGCTCTCATCGAGCCGACGGAGCTTCGACGTGTTCGCTTCGGCTACATCAGCGAATCCAGCGAGGTCGACAGCGATGTAGTAGTCCCCTATCTGTGGTTCTGGCCCCTTCACGAACTCACCGTCGACGAATATCTTGCCGCTTCCACTGGAGAACGATGCTTCGTACTCCTGTCGATACGACTCGAACGACATCGATGTGCGTGCGGCTTCGACTTCATCGGGATCGAGGAACGGATTGTCACGAGAGGTGAACGAGAATACTGCCCAGTCAGGCAAGTCGAGCGCCTGGCTGTACAGCTCGAAGAAGTGATTCTTGCCGGCAGGTGTTCCGATGAACAGTGCCCCACCGCGAACGTCGGAGAGCGTCGGCCGGAGAATCTGGTCCCACGTTTCTGGCTTCATCGACGCGTACTCATCGAGTACAACGTACGACAAGCCGACACCGCGTAGGGTGTCAGGACGGTCTGAGCCCTTGATGTGTATTCGGCGACCGTTGATGAGTGTGATCACGCCGGTATTCTCCACCGTCGACGTGATCACCTCAGCACCAAGCGACTTCAGCAGCCGCCACATGATGTCCTTGCCCTGTGGAAAGGTCGGCGCAACGTAGAACACGTCCTTGTTCATCAGGTCGTATCCGTGTTCGTTGCGCTCTTTCAACCCCTCCGTGAGCAGTTTTACAGCGGAGACGTGCGACTTACCGAATCTACGACCCGCAGCACATACGATGAACCTCTTCTCACACGTGAAAATCTGCATCTGTGACGGATGCAGCTTGAATTGGAGGTCCATTTCGCGTTAAGACACGCCAATGACGCACAGTTTCTTCGCGGCGGAGGTCGTTTCGGCGGCAATCGTCTTGTACGTGGTGATCCCGTCGTACACGAGATGCGCGATGGGGTAGTCAGGAGTCAGTGTGATCACATCGTAGCCATCTTGTCCACCTGTACCGGACGCAGTGATCGCGCTGTTGATCTGCTCAGCGACGGCTGTACCATCACTTGCAGTCGTAGAGAAGCCCACATACACAGGAGTAGCTGCTGATAATGCTGCGAGAGGGTAAATCCACAACTCCTTCCATCCTGTCGCACTCGTCAGCACCTCCGCAGTACCAGACGGGTCGCTTGTATCAGCGTTGATGTAGTACGTCTTCGTCGTGCCGATGATCCCGGTGTTAGCAACAGCAATGGCACCTTCTACCGCAACGTCTTCGAGGTCTGCCCAGCTTCGTAACTTACCCACGTCAATCGTACCTCTTGCTAGGGTGCTTCCTCTTACCACTAGCCGTCCTCGCGAACGACCGATTCGCGTGAGGAGACAACAACTTCGTCTCCCCACGCGCGTCTCCGTACTCGTGCGCTACATCCTTGCCGTCCCCGTTGCCGTACGTGCCTCGTTCACGGTTCACCTTGTTCAACTTGGCGCGGTACTTCTTCTTCTTTACTTGATACGTCTCGTACTCACGCTTGTAGTCACGAGGACACACGACATTACACCTTCCCGCGCTTGTGACTGTTCATCCCAGTCGCAGGTTTCGCACTCGCTGGCTTGCGGACGGGAGGAGAGCTGGAACCGGCGGCACTACTCGTACCAGGCCCGGACTGTGTACCACACTGCTTACCGGACTTCTTCATAGTCGGCCTCTTGAACCACATCGTTGTTTATGGTCGTGGTACCTTGGACGATGATCCGTATACCACCTGTGCTCGAAGTGTCGCCCTCGATACGCTCGACGGCCTTTCGAGTCGGAATGAAGCGGTCAAGGATTAACTTGATCGCCATTAGGTCGCCATCCTCCGCCTTCT